AACTGCCGTGCCGGTGTGCAGATTAATGACAGCGGCGCGGCGCTGGGATATTACGTCAGCGAGGACGGGTATCCTGGCTGGATGCCGCAGAAATGGACATGGATACCCCGTGAGTTACCCGGCGGGCGCGCCTCGTTCATTCACGTTTTTGAACCCGTGGAGGACGGGCAGACCCGCGGTGCAAATGTGTTTTACAGCGTGATGGAGCAGATGAAGATGCTCGACACGCTGCAGAACACGCAGCTGCAGAGCGCCATTGTGAAGGCGATGTATGCCGCCACCATTGAGAGTGAGCTGGATACGCAGTCAGCGATGGATTTTATTCTGGGCGCGAACAGTCAGGAGCAGCGGGAAAGGCTGACTGGCTGGATTGGTGAAATTGCCGCGTATTACGCCGCAGCACCGGTCCGGCTGGGAGGCGCAAAAGTGCCGCACCTGATGCCGGGGGACTCACTGAACCTGCAGACGGCTCAGGACACGGATAACGGCTACTCCGTGTTTGAGCAGTCACTGTTGCGGTATATTGCTGCCGGGCTGGGTGTCTCGTATGAGCAGCTTTCCCGGAATTACGCCCAGATGAGCTACTCCACGGCACGGGCCAGTGCGAACGAGTCGTGGGCGTACTTTATGGGGCGGCGAAAATTCGTCGCATCCCGTCAGGCGAGCCAGATGTTTCTGTGCTGGCTGGAAGAGGCCATCGTTCGCCGCGTGGTGACGTTACCTTCAAAAGCGCGCTTCAGTTTTCAGGAAGCCCGCAGTGCCTGGGGGAACTGCGACTGGATAGGCTCCGGTCGTATGGCCATCGATGGTCTGAAAGAAGTTCAGGAAGCGGTGATGCTGATAGAAGCCGGACTGAGCACCTACGAGAAAGAGTGCGCGAAACGCGGTGACGACTATCAGGAAATTTTTGCCCAGCAGGTCCGTGAAACGATGGAGCGCCGTGCAGCCGGTCTTAAACCGCCCGCCTGGGCGGCTGCGGCATTTGAATCCGGACTGCGACAATCAACAGAGGAGGAGAAGAGTGACAGCAGAGCTGCGTAATCTCCCGCATATTGCCAGTATGGCCTTTAATGAGCCGCTGATGCTTGAACCCGCCTATGCGCGGGTTTTCTTTTGTGCGCTTGCAGGCCAGCTTGGGATCAGCCGCCTGACGGATGCGGTGTCCGGCGACAGCCTGACTGCCGGAGAGGCACCCGCGGCGCTGGCGTTATCCGTTGATGATGACGGACCACGACAGGCCCGCAGTTATCAGGTCATGAACGGCATCGCCGTGCTGCCGGTGTCCGGCACGCTGGTCAGCCGGACGCGGGCGCTGCAGCCGTATTCGGGGATGACCGGTTACAACGGCATTATCGCCCGTCTGCAACAGGCTGCCAGCGATCCGATGGTGGACGGCATTCTGCTGGATATGGACACACCGGGCGGGATGGTGGCGGGAGCATTTGACTGTGCTGACATCATCGCCCGTGTGCGAGACATAAAACCGGTATGGGCGCTGGCCAACGACATGAACTGCAGTGCAGGTCAGCTGCTTGCCAGCGCCGCCTCCCGGCGTCTGGTCACGCAGACCGCCCGGACAGGCTCCATCGGCGTCATGATGGCTCACAGTAATTACGGTGCTGCGCTGGAGAAACAGGGCGTGGAAATCACGCTGATTTACAGCGGCAGCCATAAGGTGGATGGCAACCCCTACAGCCATCTACCGGATGATGTCCGGGAAACACTGCAGTCCCGGATGGATGCAACCCGCCGGATGTTTGCACAGAAGGTGTCGGCATATACCGGCCTGTCCGTGCAGGCTGTGCTGGATACCGAGGCTGCAGTGTACAGCGGTCAGGAGGCCATTGATGCCGGACTGGCTGATGAACTTGTGAACAGTACCGATGCGATCACCGTCATGCGTGATGCACTGGATGCACGTAAATCCCGTCTCTCAGGAGGGCGAATGACCAAAGAGACTCAATCAACAACTGTTTCAGCCACTGCTTCGCAGGCTGACGTTACTGGCGTGGTGCAAGCGACGGAGGGCGAGAACGCCAGCGCTGCGCAGCCGGACGTGAACGCGCAGATCACCGCAGCGGTTGCGGCAGAAAACAGTCGCATTATGGGGATCCTCAACTGTGAGGAGGCTCACGGACGCGAAGAACAGGCATGCGTGCTGGCCGAAACCCCCGGTATGACCGTGGAAACGGCCCGCCGTATTCTGGCCGCAGCACCACAGAGTGCACAGGCGCGCAGTGACACTGCGCTGGATCGTCTGATGCAGGGGGCACCGGCACCGCTGGCTGCAGGTAACCCGGCATCTGATGCCGTTAACGATTTGCTGAACACACCAGTGTAAGGGATGTTTATGACGAGCAAAGAAACCTTTACCCATTACCAGCCGCTGGGCAACAGTGACCCGGCTCATACCGCAACCGCGCCCGGCGGGTTGAGTGCGAAAGCGCCTGCAATGACCCCGCTGATGCTGGACACCTCCACCCGTAAGCTGGTTGCGTGGGATGGCACCACCGACGGTGCTGCCGTTGGCATTCTTGCAGTTGCTGCTGACCAGACCAGCACCACACTGACGTTCTACAAGTCCGGCACGTTCCGTTATGAGGATGTGCTCTGGCCGGAGGCTGCCAGCGACGAGACGAAAAAACGGACCGCGTTTGCCGGAACGGCAATCAGCATCGTTTAACCTGACCCTTCATCACTAAAGGCCGCCTGTGCGGCTTTTTTTACGGGATTTTTTTATGTCGATGTACACAACCGCCCAGCTGCTGGCGGCAAATGAGCAGAAATTTAAGTTTGATCCGCTGTTTCTGCGTCTCTTTTTCCGTGAGAGCTATCCCTTCACCACGGAGAAAGTCTATCTCTCACAAATTCCTGGACTGGTAAACATGGCGCTGTACGTTTCGCCAATTGTTTCCGGTGAGGTTATCCGTTCCCGTGGCGGCTCCACCTCTGAATTTACGCCGGGTTATGTCAAGCCGAAGCACTTAGCATGGCTTTCTGAGGCTTTCGTGTAGTTGCTGGTTTTTACACTTAATCTTTTGATAATAAAGAATAAGTTTATCTGGCGCTTTCACTGGATTTTCCTCGTTATCTGTGTGTTGCAATCATCTCTGTATTGCAGCTTGTATTGCTTTTTGGGGCTAAAAATGGCTGGCGAGAACAAACTGAGCGACAAAGCGCTTAAAGGATATCTGGGGAAACCCAGAGAAAAGCAGATCACCATTGCTGATGGAAAGGGGCTTTCTATTCGTGTGAGTACTAAAGGGGCTGTGAGCTTTGTTTTCTTCTACAGGTTAGCAGGTGGCCGGGCTGCTCCGGTCTGGCTAACGTTGGGTAAATATCCTGATATGTCACTCAAACAGGCAAGGGAAAAGCGCGACGAGTGCCGTGGTTGGTTGGCTGACAAACGTGATCCGCGTATCCAGATTAAGATTCAGGCTGAAGAACGCTTAAAGCCGGTCACAGTGGAGGATGCACTAAATTACTGGTATGAAAATTACTGTAAGGTGCGTCGTAAAACTCATGCTGTAACGCTTGGCAGATTTCGAAAGCATATCTTTCCCTATATCGGTCATTTGCCCGTAAATGACACTCACCTATATGAATGGCTGGACTGTTTTGACCGAATTAAACGTAATGCACCAGTTATGGCGGCGTATGTTTTTTCTGACACTAAATTAGCTCTTCGTTTTTGTCGGGTACGCCAGTACGCGACGTGTGATGCTTTAAAGGATTTGCGCATGAGTGATGTGGGGCAGATTGCAGGTAAGCGGGATCGGGTTCTGGATGAAGCCGAACTCGGCCAGCTCTGGAAGGCAATTTTTGTCGAGCCTGATTTAAAACTAATGTCTGAATACACGCGAAAAATGTTTGTGCTTTGTACAGTATTTGGATGTCGAATGAGTGAAGCCCGATTATCAGAATGGAGCGAATGGGATCTCGAAAGTTGGGTTTGGACTGTACCAAAAGATCACTCAAAAACTGGTGTTGAAATCGTCAGACCAGTACCTGAAATTCTACGACAGTGGGTAACGGATGTTCACGAAGAGACAAAACATACTGGTTATGTGCTGGGAAGTCTGCGAATTAGAGAAAGCGTAAGCAAGATTGGGGGGAAAATCGGTAAACGTTTGGGCCATGAAAAACAATGGTCACTACACGACCTTAGAAGAACGCTATCTACTCATCTAAGTGATCTCGGTGTTGAATTTTATGTAGTAGAACAACTGTTAGGCCATGCGCTACCTGGCGTGGCAGGTGTTTACAACCGGAGTAAGTTTATGGCTAAAAAACTGGATGCTCTGGAACTCTGGACTACATATCTCAATAGCATCGCAGGTGCTGATTCAAAAGTGACAATCCTCAAACAAAAGGTTGGTTAACATGAAAAAAATGGCAATTGTTGATAAAAAGGGTCTGGAGTACATTCCTAACATTGACCGAATGATCCGTGAGAAAGAATGTCGGGAGCTAACCACTCTTGCGAACAGCACACGCTGGAAGCTTGAAAAGGAGGGGAAATTCCCCAAGCGAATCAAAATCGGATCTACGGCGGTGGCTTATAGACTCTCTGAGATTCAAGCTTGGATAAGAGGTGAATGGTAAGTTAGGGAGGTATTCCTCCCTATATCTTACAGGAAATTTTTTAAATCAGGGTTTTTTCCAAATGCGCTCTTATAATATACTGTTGCAATCTCGTTAAAAATAGTTTTTATATCATCGGTAACCACTATTGTTGCTACGCGCAAATCTTTTTGATATTCATTTAAATCTGGAGGGGTATAGTCCAATAGCGTTGATTTATCCAAGATTAAATGTTCTAACATGGCATAGCGCTCAATCAATGTTTTATAAAAATGATATTGATTTTCACTGTTAGCATGTGCACAGTTTATTGCAAGTAAATACGTTATTTCATTATCTAGATGTGCACGGACAAGGCTTGTATAGGTTTTTTTACGATCTAGATCAAAGGGATGGTATCCAGCATTTTCATCAATGAACTTCAATAGATGATATAATATTCTGAAGTAGCTTCCAAAAACAGCATCATGATTGTGCATCAGTGTATTAGTGTCTTTTAAAGAAACCAATCCATTCATCATTTTATTAATTAACTCTGAGTAATTTGATTTTTTTCTAAGATCATTTAGAGCATTGTTATGTTGAGATAACATGAGAGAAAATGTTGATTCAAAAGATGATTGCTTTTTAGCAATTAATGCAACTAACACTGCTGTGCAAGTCCCGAGTGCCACGAAGAAATTTATAATGTTTGATGCAGTGAATACAGCATCGTCAGGAGTTGGAGTCATTTGAATATCCTATTCAATAAAAATTAAAAAAATTAGCCTTTAGGTTCTATACCTTTACGGCGAAGCTCAGCACGAACTAATTCTTTAATCCAATTGGCCAAGCTCATTCCTTCCTGAGCTGCTGATTCAGCCATCTGTTCTTTGAGTTCAGGATTGATTCGGATCTGAAACGCAGGGGCTTTGCCGGCTCCTTTTGGCTGCTTATCTCTTTGAATTGTAGTTGACATGTGTGTACCTATTGCTTAGCATCAGTGTTGAATAGGTACACACATTAACATGATGTTATACCTATAAACAACGCCCTAGGGTGCTCGCAACACACCTAGGGCGTCTAACCACAAACCGTTAACTGGAGTAACGACTATGGCTGGAACACAGCATACCCAAACTCACCCTAAATTTATATACATCTTTCTGGCGCTACATCGCGATCGCATAGCAGATGGAGCAACTACGGTACATGTAGCCGCTGACACGCTGGTTGATGCGCGCAAGATGGTTAAGGAGATGGGCTATACTGCGGCTTTCTGGAAAGGGCGGGAAGAAAACACGCTGTTTATTCAGAAATGTGAAAACAATTTCATCTGGCGTTTTATCGCCCTGAGTACGGCACAACCGCGCGTGATTACCATCGAGGCCACCAGCGAACAGGAAGCCCGCCAGCAATCCCCAACTGGCTGCGTGATGATATTCGCCGCCCGTATTCGTCAGGAGGTGTGCCATGAATGATCTTTATTTTAAAGTGCTGACACATGCTGAAAACGCGCTCGTTTGTGGCAAAAATATGCGAGAAATCTTATCAACCTGGCTTGATGGGACAACAAATGCGGAACACGATGAACGGGATGCTAATTTAGCTGGAGCGTTAATTACGTTACTTGATCCTGTCATCAAAGAGCTGGATGAAGCTATAAAAATACACGACCAGAGCTATACCGGAGAATAAAAAATGAAAAATAAATTTTCTGGCTTTATTGCCAGCGGTCAAACTCATTCAAAAATCAGCCTTGGGGATATTTTCAAAGACAGCTATGGCTATCGGGTAAAGATTATTTCGGTTGATGATCGTCGTGTCTCTTATTTGCGTGATGGTTATGATTTTGAATGTGTTATGCCGCGTCAGCAGTTCGAAAGAGATTTCATTCTGGTAAAAAATTGCAAGACAGATAATCAGAGGCGTGCCGCAGGCTATATCCGTAAAATTCGGGCAATGTTAGTTGCCGGAGGTAACAAATGAAACGTGCTCCGAACTTAAAATACCAACCGCGCGACAAAATGACGGAAGTCATCATTTTTGCTGGCAGTGATGCCTGGAGCCATGCAAAAGAATGGAATGAATGGGCAGGTAAGCATATTGCAGCAGATGATACACCACCAGTCATTCTGGGTACGGAACAACTGGAAAACCTGGATGATATGCAAATTATCGATGAAGGTCGTCATTATGTGCGTGTTTATCGTGCCGGAAAGATTGCAGAGAAAAGTCTGACGAAGGTTGCGACATTACTTGCTATTGCAGGCGTAAAGGAAGCACGTTGTTACCGTAGCTTTGTTGATCGAGAGCCTGAAGACTGGACTCCGCGCCTTGTCGGCCTAAAAGCTGAAGCGGAGCATGGGGAAAGTCTGGTGATTGAACTGCCAGTGAAGAAGGCAGAGCGCAAAAATGACGAGCGTGCTTCATCTTTGGCGTTGAATCAGATGGGGGCCAGCCAGCGCGGTGAAGTTCTCCTTGCACATTACGGCGGCGAACTGGCAATCAATGCCGACTCTGACACCGTTCATCATTACAACGGCGTTGTATGGGAGCCGGTTCAGGATAAAGAGTTACAGCGTGCTATGGCGCAGATTTTCATTGATGCGGAGATCAGCTATTCGCAGAACGCCATTAAATCGGCGGTAGATACCATGAAGTTAAGTTTGCCTGTAATGGGGAATACTGCCCGTAACCTGATTGGATTCAGTAACGGGGTATTTGATACCAGAACTGGTAATTTTCGGGAGCATAACAAAAACGACTGGTTGTTAATTGCCAGTGAATTACCTTTCAGCCCACCAGCAGAGGGGGAAACGCTGGCAACACATGCGCCGAATTTCTGGAAGTGGTTGCGCCGTTCGGTGGCTGAGAATGACCGCAAGGCAGATCGCGTACTGGCGGCATTATTCATGGTGCTGGCGAACCGGTACGACTGGCAGTTATTCATTGAGGTAACAGGGCCGGGGGGAAGTGGTAAAAGTGTGATGGCGGAGATTTGCACCATGCTGGCGGGTAAGGCTAATACAGTATCAGCAAGCATGAAGGCGCTGGAAGATGCAAGGGAACGTGCGTTAGTGGTTGGCTTTTCGCTGATTATCATGCCGGATATGACCCGCTACGCTGGTGATGGGGCAGGGATTAAGGCCATTACAGGCGGTGACAAGGTGGCAATTGACCCGAAACACAAAGCCCCCTATTCAACGCGTATTCCGGCAGTAGTACTGGCGGTTAACAATAACGCCATGTCATTCAGTGACCGCAGCGGGGGGATCTCACGTCGTCGGGTGATATTCAATTTTTCGGAAGTTGTACCGGAGAACGAACGCGATTCGATGCTGGCGGAAAAAATAGAAGGTGAGCTGGCGGTAGTGATTCGTCATCTGCTTACACGGTTTGCTGATCAGGACGAAGCCAGACGCCTGTTATATGAGCAGCAGAAATCTGAAGAAGCACTGGCGATAAAGCGAGAGGGGGATTCGCTGGTGGACTTCTGCGGCTATCTCATGGCATCGGTAATGTGTGATGGCCTATTAGTGGGTAATGCTGAAATTGTGCCATTCAGCCCACGCAGGTATCTCTATCATGCCTATCTGGCTTATATGAGGGCACATGGGTTTGGTAAACCTGTAACACTGACGCGCTTCGGTAAAGATATGCCGGGGGCAATGGCGGAATATGGCAGGGAGTATATGAAACGGAAAACGAAGCACGGTTTGCGTTCAAACGTGACACTGACGGAGGAATCAGAGGACTGGATGCCATCATGTGTATCGGTCACTAATGACGATAGCAAAAATTAAACTTATGGAATAACTGTTCACCACTGTTCACCCTGTCATAAATATCTTTTATATCAGTGTATTATAGGGTGAACAGTTATTTATGAACTGTTCACCAAACTATTCACTGTTCACCTTTTTGATTGTTTATTGAGCTTCAAGGGTGAACAGTGGTGAACAGTTGGTGAATAGTTTTTGTGAAACTGTTCACCCATTAACATTATGAATTAAAAGAGAAAATATCAAAAGGTGAACAGGTGAAGGGTTAAAACGCAAAAATTTTAATTTACTGCTGTGAGATAAAGCCTATGACAGCGAAGCACACAAAAAAATCACAATCGCACGCCCTTGATTTGACTGAACACTGGTTAAGGGTGTCGATAAAAATTATCAACCGCAACGCCGGGGAAGGATACGCGAAAGCACATCCCGAACTGATTAGCGCATTCATGACAACGGCGGCTGCAAACTTTGCCACTCTGACCGAACGGGAGATTGCTGAAGCGGAGGAAGTGACAACAATCAATATTAAGTCCGGAGAGCAGGCAGCATGACGGCGCAAATATCAGTTTACGGGCGGTTGGTGGACGACCCGCAGACAAAACAGACCAGCAAGGGCACCCCCATGACGCTGGCGCGTATGGCGGTATCACTGCCTTGCAGTCAGTCGGATGACGGTCAGGCGACGATGTGGTTATCTGTCCTGGCGTTTGGCAGACAAGCCGACGCGCTGGCAAAGCATCACAAATGCAAACTCCTGAGCGTGGCGGGTAACATGCAGATGAGCCAGTGGACTGGACAGAACGGCGAAACGCGGCAGGGCTGGCAGGTTATCGCAGACAGCGTAATCAGTGCGCGATCGGTGCGACCGGGCGGCAAAAAAGGCCAACAGGGGCAGGCTACTGACGCACTGAACAGAGCAAAACAACAGGCAGATCAGCAAGGAAGCCAGCCACCAGTGGGAGATAATGAGCAATGGGGAGATGATATCCCATTTTAAATATTGCCAATAAAAAAAGGCCGGAAAAAAATAAATTTTCCGGCATGCTACATAAATCCCGACCAAAGGGAGTGAATATATTAACACTAATTGTTCGCACTGAAGTTGTCACCCCAAAACTTTATACAACATTGCACTCGGTTGCATGTGTTCGCATGACAAATATCGGTGATAGCATATATCCACAATTATTTTTAATGAATGCAAAGAGGATGCGTATGGTTGATTTATATTCGCCTACCCAGCTTGTACAGGTGGTTAATGCTGTAGATGTACAAAAACAACTAAATGCGTTGTTTACCAGTTTGTTTTTTACTCGCTCGGTAATGTTTGGATCGCGCGATATTATTCTTGATACAATCGACGATCCAAATATCCCAATTGCAGCGTTTTGTTCTCCTATGGTGGGTAGTAAAGTTTCACGTGACGAAGGGTACGAATCAAAAACAATTCGTCCAGGCTATATGAAGCCGAAAAGCAGCATTGATCCAAATAAGTTAGCTGTGCGCCCTGCTGGTGTATCACCTGAGCAATACAATGCTTTTGGGGCGCGTAATATTAAAGTTAAACAGGCGATTGTAAATCAAGCTAAAGCTATTCGTGCACGTATTGAATGGCTTGCCGTTCAGGCAATCACAACGGGGAAAAATATCATTGAGGGCGATGGTATTGAACGTTATGAGCTGGACTGGAATATTAAACCACAAAATATCATCACTCAGTCTGGCGGTACTGAGTGGTCAGGTAAGGATAAAGAAACTTTTGATCCAAATGATGATATTGAGAGCTACGCAGAATTTAGTGAGGGCGTCACTAATATCATCATTATGGGCGGTAATGTATGGAAGAAATACCGTTCATTCAGAGCGATAAAAGAGGCTCTGGATACCCGTCGTGGTTCTAATTCCGAACTGGAAACGGCCCTTAAAGACCTTGGTGATTCGGTGAGTTTTAAAGGATATATGGGCGATGTTGCGATTGTTGTTTACAGCGGGCGTTATACCGACGAGGACGGAACTGAAAAACATTTCCTTGATCCTGATTTGATGGTGCTTGGCAATACGGCTCTTCAGGGGATTGTCGCCTATGGCGGTATTCAGGATCCGGAGCTAATCCGAATGGGGCTGACTAAAGCCGAACTTGCACCGAAAAACTATATTGTGCCTGGTGATCCGGCTATTGAATATGTGCAGACACATTCAGCACCACAGCCAATACCGGCCCGCATCAATCGTTTTGTTACCGTTCGCATTGGCTAAGGGGGAGCAATGGCTACTCATTACACTGAACTCATGGCTGGCACTGAAGCACTGGTGACTACGCTGGGGATATTTTCAGCTAATAAAGGGGTAATTCCTGCATTTACGCCACTGATGCAGGAAGATGCAACAGGTGCACTGGTGGTATGGGATGGTTCGAGCGTAGGTAAAGCGGTTTATGTTTCCGCTGTACAAATCGACACCGCGAAAAAAACACAGGCTCAGGTCTATAAGACAGGTGTCTTAAATGTTGATGCTCTGAACTGGCCTGAGTCTGTTAAAGAACTGTCAGTAAAGGTTGCAGCGTTTGTTGGCTCAGGTATTTCTGTTCAGCCGCTGGCTCGTGTGTAAAGGGGGATACAATGCAGAATGATTACAATGACCTTAAGCCAATTGCCGAAATGATGTACCCGAATCCAGCTGTAGAGGAATTAAAAGCTATCGCTGACAAAATGTGTTTAAGCGAGCGCCTTGTTGATATGAATCAGGTGATGGAAATTACAACCCTGAGTCGTCGTACACTGCTAAACCTTGAGGCTAGTGGAGAGTTCCCGGAGCGTGTGCAGGTTACGGAAGGGCGTAAGGCCTGGTATTTAAGTGAAGTGATCGACTGGATAAATAATATTCCTCGCGCTTCTGAATATTGCCGCGTACCTGTCCCAAAAAAGCCAGATGCGGCGCTATGCCTCAAGATTGAGCGTGTACGCCGCAATGCACGGGATGGTCGCTATAAGCTGATTGGTTGATGAAATTAGGGCCCGCTCTGGCTGGCGGGTCCTTTCCGGCGATCCAGAACGTTACGGGGCGTCAGGCGCGCAGTTTTTCGCTATTTGTGAAAATTTTCCTGTTTAAGGCGTTTCCGTTCTTCTTCGCCGTAACTTAATGTTTTTATTAAAAACACCCCCTGAAAAGAAAGGAAACGACAGGTGCTAAAAACAGGCTTTTTGGCCTCTGTCGTTTCCTTTCTCTGGTTTTGTCCGTGGAATGAACAATGGAAGCCAACAAAAAGCAGCTGGCTGACATTTTCGGTGCGAGTATCCGTACCATTCAGAACTGGCAGGAGCAGGGAATGCCCGTTCTGCGAGGCGGTGGCAAGGGTAATGAGGTGCTTTATGACTCTGCCGCCGTCATAAAATGGTATGCCGAAAGGGATGCTGAAATTGAGAACGAAAAGCTGCGCCGGGAGGTTGAAGAACTGCGGCAGGCCAGCGAGGCAGATCTCCTGCCAGGGACTATTGAGTATGAACGCCATCGACTTACGCGTGCGCAGGCCGACGCACAGGAACTGAAGAATGCCAGCGAAACAGGTGAGGTAATTGACACTGCATTTGCGACTTATGCCTTGTCGAAATTAACTGGGGAAGTTGGAGCAATCATTGATAGTCTTCCACTTGCGATCTGTCGACAGTTTCCTGGCATGGAAAAACGGTATCAGGACTTCATTAAGATGGAGGTCAGTAAAGCATTTATTCGAACTTACCAGATCTCAGATAACATTCCAGATATGGCTGAAAGGTATATCAAGGATAATCAGCGAAGTTAAAACAAATGAAACCATAGGTAGGAAGAGTGCTTAGGTGGTTCTTTGTTGCTTAAAAGTCGCCAGTAAAACTGGCGATAGATTTTATTTGTCAAAAGCATTTGACCTTTTAAGGTAGTGGTACTATGGATATTTTTCTGTCGTTCCCAAATGAACTTTTAAATAATTTCGCTCTTGGATACATCTTAACTAGTGATGCGACTTCATCGAACTCGCTGGCATCAAAAAGAGGACCAAGTATTACAGATTTTAACTCAAAAGGGTGAAATTTTAAGTCGCTATATTGACCAGTGCTATTTGGCCTAGCGTAGGTTGAAATTCTCCACTCTCTTTCATATGCCCATTCTTCTGTTTTTATGAATATTATCTCATTATTGATATATTCAATTGACTTATTGTCTGGCATGAAAAGCAACTCGGCCATCCCTTCAGCAGTGTGAGTTAGAGGCATTTCATCTGTGTATTTCATAGGTTTGGCTATTAACCAAGCGCTATCCAGAAAGTCTACACAATCAAATTCGATAACTATACCTTTATATTTATCGGCATAGTGATTCCACATAGGAGTGATTATAGGGCTCTCAGATAAACACAAAATCCTTCTGTTATTAAGCATTCCTCGCCAGACATCTTTCATTTCTTGTATTGCCGCAGGAGCGCCAATCCCAACTGGTGGAATGTTTACCATTTCTTGAAATCTTTCAATTAATCCTGCGGGTATGCCTAAAGGAAATGACTTTTGGAAATCACTTAGCATTGTTCTAATTCTAGGGTTTAAATTTTGTATGTCTTCTCTGGGGGTAATCAACTCCGCTATTAACTTGCGGGCTAAAGCTTTGCCAATATTAATTTCGTTAATACCAGGCATAACTTCTCTTGGAACATCAAAAGGGTCATTAAATAGGACCGGAGAACTCCATCTAAGGCTGCATGAATCAAGAACAATCTTCGCGGTATTCAATGACATATACTTATAAAATGTTGAGCGTTCATGCATTCTGTTGGGTGAGCGCATAGATTCCTCTTGTTAAATGAGTGATGGTTTTCATCCATGTATTGCACGTTGTATTGCATTCAAGGATTTTCCATTTCAATTCTATAGCTAAAACGTAATCAAATCATTCACATCCTTTCATATTTGACTCATGTAGCCGAAGCATGAGGTGAATCCGCAGATGACCCTGCGTCGCCTGCCGGATGAAGATCCGCAGAATCTGGCGGACCCGGCTTACCGCCGCCGTCGCATCATCCTGCAGAACATGCGTGACGAAGAGCTGGCCATTGCTCAGGTCGAAGAGATGCAGGCAGTTTCTGCCGTGCTCAAGGGCAAATACACCATGACCGGTGAAGCCTTCGATCCGGTTGAGGTGGATATGGGCCGCAGTGCGGCGAACAACATCACGCAGTCCGGCGGCACGGAGTGGAGCAAGCGTGACAAGTCCACGTATGACCCGACCGACGATATCGAAGCCTACGCGCTGAACGCCAGCGGCGTGGTGAATATCATCGTGTTTGATCCGAAAGGCTGGGCGCTGTTCCGTTCCTTCAAAGCCGTCAAGGAGAAGCTGGATACCCGTCGCGGCTCTAATTCCGAGCTGGAGACAGCGGTAAAAGACCTGGGCGAAGCGGTGTCCTATAAGGGGATGTATGGCGATACGGCGATCGTCGTGTATTCCGGACAGTACGTGGAAAACGACGTCAAAAAGAACTTCCTGCCGGACAACACGATGGTGCTGGGGAACACTCAGGCACGCGGTCTGCGCACCTATGGCTGCATTCAGGATGCGGACGCACAGCGCGAAGGTATTAACGCCTCTGCCCGCTACCCGAAAAACTGGGTGACCACCGGCGATCCGGCGCGTGAGTTCACCATGATTCAGTCAGCACCGCTGATGCTGCTGGCTGATCCTGATGCGTTCGTGTCCGTACAACTGGCGTAATCATGGCCCTTCGGGGCCATTTTCTCTCTGTGGAGGAGTCCATGACGAAAGATGAACTGATTGCCCGTCTTCAGGTGCTGGGTGAGCAACTGAACCGTGATGTCAGCCTGACGGGGACGAAAGAAGAACTGGTGCTCCGTGTGGCAGAGCTGGAAGAGGAGCTTGATGACACGGATGACGCTGCCGGTCAGGACACATCTGTCAGCCCGGAAAATGCGCTGACCGGACATGAAAATGAGGTGGTATCAGCGCAGCCGGATACCGTGATTGATACGGCTGCTCTGGTCACGGTCGTGGCACTGGTGACGCTGCATACTGATGCACTTCACGCCACGCGGGATGAGCCTGTGGCATTTGTGCTGCCGGGAACGGCGTTTCGTGTCTCTGCCGGTGTGGCAGCCGAAATGACAGAACATGGCCTGGCCAGAATGCAATAACGGGAGGCGCTGTGGCTGATTCCGATAACCTGTTCGATGCTGCCATTGCCCGCGCCGATGAAACGATACGCGGGTACATGGGAACGTCAGCCACCATGACATCCGGTGAGCTGTCCGGTGCTGTGATACGTGGTGTTTTTGATGACCCTGAAAATATCAGCTATGCCGGACAGGGGGTGCGCGTTGAAGGCTCCAGCCCGTCCCTGTTTGTCCGGACTGATGATGTGCGGCAGCTGCGGCGTGGAGACACACTGACCATCGGCGAGGAAAACTTCTGGGTGGACCGGATTTCGCCGGATGATGGCGGAAGCTGTCATCTCTGGCTTGGGCGTGGCGTGCCGCCTGCCGTTAACCGTCGCCGCTGAAAGGGGGATGTATGGCCATAAAAGGTCTTGAGCAGGCCGTTGAAAACCTCAGCCGTATCAGCAAAACGGCGGTGCCCGGTGCCGCCGCAATGGCCATTAACCGCGTTGCGTCATCCGCGATATCGCAGTCGGCGTCACAGGTTGCCCGTGAGACAAAGGTACGCCGGAAACTGGTAAAGGAAAGGGCCAGGCTGAAAAGGGCCACGGTCAAAAATCCGCAGGCCAGAATCAGGGTTAACCGGGGGGATTTGCCCGTAATCAAGCTGGGTAACGCGCGGGTTGTCCTTTCCCGCCGCAAACGTCGTAAAAAGGGGCAGCGTTCAGCCCTGAAAGGTGGCGGCAGCGTGCTTGTGGTGGGAAACCGTCGTATTCCCGGCGCGTTTATTCAGCAACTGAAAAATGGCCGGTGGCATGTCATGCAGCGTGTGGCCGGGAAAAACCGTTACCCCATTGATGTGGTGAAAATCCCGATGGCGGTGCCGCTGACCACGGCGTTTAAACAAAATATTGAACGGATACGGCGTGAACGTCTTCCGAAAGAGCTGGGCTATGCGCTGCAGCATCAACTGAGAATGGTAATAAAGCGATGAAACATACTGAACTCCGTGCAGCCGTACTGGATGCACTGGAGAAGCATGACACCGGGGCGACGTTTTTTGATGGTCGCCCCGCTGTTTTTGATGAGGCGGATTTTCCGGCAGTTGCCGTTTATCTCACCGGCGCTGAATACACGGGCGAAGAGCTGGACAGCGATACCTGGCAGGCGGAGCTGCATATTGAAGTTTTCCTGCCTGCTCAGGTGCCGGATTCAGAGCTGGATTCGTGGATGGAGTCCCGGATTTATCCGGTGATGAGCGATATCCCGGCACTGTCAGATTTGATCACCAGTATGGTGGCCAGTGGCTATGACTACCGGCGCGACGATGATGCGGGCCTGTGGAGTTCAGCCGATCTGACTTATGTCATTACCTATGAAATGTGAGGACGCTATGCCTGTACCAAATCCTGTAATGCCGGTGAAAGGTGCCGGGACCACCCTGTGGGTTTATAAGGGGAGCGGTGACCCTTATGCGAATCCGCTTTCAGACGTTGACTGGTCGCGTCTGGCAAAAGTTAAAGACCTGACGCCCGGCGAACTGACCGCTGAGTCCTATGACGACAGCTATCTCGATGATGAAGATGCAGACTGGACTGCGACCGGGCAGGGGCAGAAATCTGCCGGAGATACCAGCTTCACGCTGGCGTGGATGCCCGGAGAGCAGGGGCAGCAGGCGCTGCTGGCGTGGTTTAATGAAGGCGATACCCGTGCCTATAAAATCCGCTTCCCGAACGGCACGGTCGATGTGTTCCGTGGCTGGGTCAGCAGTATCGGTAAGGCGGTGACGGCGAAGGAAGTGATCACCCGCACGGTGAAAGTCACCAATGTGGGACGTCCGTCGATGGCAGAAGATCGCAGCACGGTGACGGCGACAACCGGCATGACGGTGACACCCGCCAGTGCTTCCGTAGTGAAAGGGCAGAGCACCACGCTGACCGTGGCATTCCAGCCGGAGGGCGCAACCGACAAGAGCTTCCGTGCGGTGTCTGCGGATAAAACAAAAGCCACCGTGTCGGTCAGTGGTATGACCATCACCGTGAAAGGTGTTGCTGCAGGCAAGGTCAACATTCCGGTCGTATCCGGTAATGGTGAGTTTGCTGCGGTTGCAGAAATCAACGTCACCGCCAGTTAATCCGGAGAGTCAGCGATGTTCCTGAAAACCGAATCATTTGAACATAACGGTGTGACCGTCACGCTTTCTGAACTGTCAGCCCTGCAGCGTATTGAGCATCTCGCCCTGATGAAACGGCAGGCAGAACAGGCGGAGTCAGACAGCAACCGGAAGTTTACTGTGGAAGACGCCATCAGAACCGGTGCTTTTGTGGTGGCTATGTCCCTGTGGCATAACCATCCGCAGAAGACGCAGATGCCGTCCATGAATGAAGCCGTTAAACAGATTGAGCAGGAAGTGCTTACCACCTGGCCCACGGAGGCAATTTCTCATGCTGAAAACGTGGTGTACCGGCTGTCTGGTATGTATGAGTTTGTTGTGAATAATGCCCCTGAACAGACAGAGGTCGCCGGGCCCGCAGAGCCTGTTTCTGCGGGAAAGTGTTCGACGGTGAGCTGAGTTTTGCCCTGAAACTGGCGCGTGAGATGGGGCGACCCGACTGGCGTGCCATGCTTGCCGGGATGTCATCCACGGAGTATGCCGACTGGCACCGCTTTTACAGTACCCATTATTTTCATGATGTTCTGCTGGATATGCACTTTTCCGGGCTGACGTACACCGTGCTCAGCCTGTTTTTCAGCGATCCGGATATGCATCCGCTGGATTTCAGTCTGCTGAACCGGCGCGAGGCTGACGAAGAGCCTGAAGATGATGTGCTGATGCAGAAAGCGGCAGGGCTTGCCGGAGGTGTCCGCTTTGGCCCGGACGGGAATGAAGTTATCCCCGCTTCCCCGGATGTGGCGGACATGACGGAGGATGACGTAATGCTGATGACAGTATCAGAAGGGATCGCAGGAGGAGTCCGGTATGGCTGAACCGGTAGGCGATCTGGTCGTTGATTTGAGTCTGGATGCGGCCAGGTTTGACGAGCAGATGGCCAGAGTCAGGCGTCATTTTTCCGGTACGGAAAGTGATGCGAAAAAAACAGCGGCAGTCGTTGAACAGTCGCTGAGCCGACAGGCGCTGGCTGCACAGAAAGCGGGGATTTCCGTCGGGCAGTATAAAGCCGCCATGCGTATGCTGCCTGCACAGTTCACCGACGTGGCCACGCAGCTTGCAGGCGGGCAAAGTCCGTGGCTGATCCTGCTGCAACAGGGTGGTCAGGTTAAGGACTCCTTCGGCGGGATGATCCCCATGTTCAGGGGGCTTGCCGGTGCGATCACCCTGCCGATGGTGGGGGCCACCTCGCTGGCGGTGGCGACCGGTGCGCTGGCGTATGCCTGGTATCAGGGCAACTCAACCCTGTCCGATTTCAACAAAACGCTGGTCCTTTCCGGCAATCAGGCGGGACTGACGGCAGATCGTATGCTGGTCCTGTCCAGAGCCGGGCAGGCGGCAGGGCTGACGTTTAACCAGACCAGCGAGTCACTCAGCGCACTGGTTAAGGCGGGGGTAAGCGGTGAGGCTCAGATTGCGTCCATCAGCCAGAGTGTGGCGCGTTTCTCCTCTGCATCCGGCGTGGAGGTGGACAAGGTCGCTGAAGCCTTCGGGAAGCTGACCACTGACCCGACGTCGGGGCTGACAGCGATGGCGCGCCAGTTCCATAACGTGACGGCGGAGCAGATTGCGTATGTTGCTCAGTTGCAGCGTTCCGGCGATGAGGCCGGGGCATTGCAGGCAGCGAACGAGGCCGCAACGAAAGGGTTTGATGACCAGACCCGCCGCCTGAAAGAGAACATGGGCACGCTGGAAACCTGGGCAGACAGGACAGCACGGGCATTCAAATCCATGTGGGATGCGGTGCTGGATATTGGTCGTCCTGATACCGCGCAGGAGATGCTGATTAAGGCAGAGGCCGCGTTTAAGAAAGCGGACGATATCTGGAATCTGCGCAAGGATGATTATTTTGTTAACGATGAAGCGCGGGCGCGTTACTGGGATGATCGTGAAAAGGCCCGTCTTGCGCTTGAAGCCGCCCGAAAGAAGGCTGAGCAGCAGAGTCAACAGGACAAAAATGCGCAGCAGCAGAGCGATACCGAAGCGTCACGGCTGAAATATACCGAAGAGGCGCAGAAGGCTTACGAACGGCTGCAGACGCCGCTGGAGAAATATACCGCCCGTCAGGAAGAACTGAACAAGGCACTGAAAGACGGGAAAATCCTGCAGGCGGATTACAACACGCTGATGGCGGCGGCGAAAAAGGATTATGAAGCGACGCTGAAAAAGCCGAAACAGTCCGGCGTGAAGGTGTCTGCGGGCGATCGTCAGGAAGACAGTGCTCATGCTGCCCTGCTGACGCTTCAGGCAGAACTCCGGACGCTGGAGAAGCATGCCGGAGCAAATGAGAAAATCAGCCAGCAGCGCCGGGATTTGTGGAAGGCGGAGAGTCAGTTCGCGGTACTGGAGGAGGCGGCGCAACGTCGCCAGCTGTCTGCACAGGAGAAATCCCTGCTGGCGCATAAAGATGAGACGCTGGAGTACAAACGCCAGCTGGCTGCACTTGGCGACAAGGTTACGTATCAGGAGCGCCTGAACGCGCTGGCGCAGCAGGCGGATAAATTCGCACAGCAGCAACGGGCAAAACGGGCCGCCATTGATGCGAAAAGCCGGGGGCTGACTGACCGGCAGGCAGAACGGGAAGCCACGGAACAGC